TTGTACTGCCACGCGCCATTGATGGGGTGCAGGATAGACAAGCCACGGTAAGACTTGTCAGCCGTTGGTGCGCTGTCGCCCCGCGTCTCAATGATGGGCACAATGGGGTAGTCGGTCTTGCGTGGCTCCAGGGCAAACTCATCGTCAATGATGACGGCATTCCAGACCGAATAATCAACCGGGTCCGTGTACCAAAAGTCAATCACGGTAACTAGATGTGATTCGTTGGTAACAGGATTGTCCGGTTTGGGCTGGTCCCACTTCTTAAGGTTGGGATACCGCTGTCTGATATCCACCTTCTCGGCTTCGTACTTATGAAAGGCCCATTCCGTAAACAGTGGCCCCTTACGATAGCCCACCTCAAACGGGTCCAACGCACGGATGAGGATGGGGAAAGCCTTCTTGCGTAGCATGGGCGGCATATCTTCCTTTACCCACTTTGCTTCTACGTAGGCTTTCCCTCTAACGGCCAGGAACCATTTCAGGTCATCGACAAAGTTTGTTTCCTGTTGCTTGTTGACGCGGGCATACATGGCCGTTAACCAGCGTTCAATCTGTTGGCTGTCTTGGTCAGCTTGCTCCTCTTCCTTGCGTGGTGGGATGTCAATCTTGGGCTGCGAAGGGATAAGGCGCATTAGCAAGTTGACGACATTGTACGGGTCGCTGGTCGTGACTTGCTCGCGGCCGTCCTTCTCAACGGTTTCCCGCCAAGACTTCTTGTAACCCGCGTCCAGCTTCCACATGCCCTCCCACTCGGTGGCCATCTTGCGCCAAGCGGAGTTTTCGTCTTCAGTGCGGCTTACACGGTCTTGTATCTGTTCAATCTCTAAGCGCATATGGGTTCCAAGTAAACAAAAAGCGGGCGACTTCCATCACATGATGGAAAATCGCCCGCCTAAAAAGGTGAGACTTATAAAATTGTGGTGCTGCTATATTCTGCCGGTACGTTGCTTTCTGGTGGGAATGCTGCGCTGATAACCCAGCGCATCCTCCACCGCCCCTAGCAGCATGATAAGCGCCGGACGGAGGGCTATCAATAGTATTGCCACTTGCTTATCTACATCAATAGTAGGTGGCGAGGACTGGCTTTCCCCGCTTCTTACGCTCAACGACTGGCCCGAATCTATCATACAGTTTGTACCCTACCGCCTTTAATCCGTCATTGTTTGCATCGACTGGTCTAAGCTTGGAACTCTGTCCTTCGTGCCAGTCTCGCCACTTATACAATCCAAACTCCGCACGTGTGCCGTTGGCCTTACCATCGTACCCCTTATCAGTGCGCATCCGGTAATCAAAATGCAGTGTGCCATCCTGCAAGCGCAACTTAACAACAGCAATGGACTCTTCTATAAAGACGTAATGAGAGCGTAAGCGGATACCCGTCTCTTCGTACCAGATTTGCACCTGGCTCTTGTTCGCTGCCCGTTGTGTACCCGCTATGTCGATCACTCCACCCTTCACATACTTAAACCAGGGACGCTCCTTGACAAGAGGAATGATAGATTGTGCGATGATGTCATGCTCGTACACTTCATCAATCACATAGATGTGTGTGCGGTCTGCGATGACTTCCTCTTGCACAGCAAGTACTGCGTAAGTGTGGGTGGCCGGGTCAATCGCTAGCTCGATGGGCAATTCTGGCCTGAAATCGTAGCGCCCCACGTGAATCTTGGGGTCAAACTCCTTAAATACTAGGCCACTCGGCTTGTAGGGGACTGCGCCGCAACGTTCCATGAACAATTCGTGCGGCATCGCTGCTTCTAGTGCCTTAATCTTGGGGTCATCCCGTCCACCGGGGAAGATTGCCAGGTTAGACCAACTTGGAATGCTGAAACTGCGCCCCATTTCGGGGTTTTCCCCTTGCCAACGCTCGAAAAAGTCAGCGTACCAGCTTAAAGCGCCCTCGAAAGTGCCGGACATAATCACTTTGGCGTTATGTTCCAGCGCACGCTCTAGAACTTTCTGCATTGTCTCGTAAGTTTGCTGGCCCGCTTCCACCATGAGGATGACATGGGGCGCAAAACTGGCTAAACTGCGGGCATCATCACTACTTTTGGTCTGAACTCTGGCCCCCCACGTGGTCTCAAAGCTTCTGCCGCCCCGTTCTGGACTGCTGGCCTTGGTAATCAGGCCCAATTTCTGGAGCACAGTGTGCATGTACTCCCATTCCGGCTTACATTGCTCGTAGTCCGGCCCCACAATCCATACCAGGGCGTTCTCGATCAGTAGCTCAGGCAACACATCCATTGCTGTAGAGTAGCTTTTCCCCCCACGGATACCACCCGCAACCAACTTTAGGCGGCTATCGTTGGCGTGAAAGACTGCTTGTGCATCGCTCGGTGTGTAGTTCGCCACGTGCCAACAGGCTTTTCGGAACTTCTCGCGCTGCGTCGGTGTTACTTCAGCCATTCGAGCAGACTAACATCCAGGTAATTACCAGCCACAGCTAACGCTGCAAGCAGCACCAACACCGCCACGGTAGGCCATAGCCCATTATCAGCGTAAACCTTCTGAATCCAACCCTTAATTGTTTCCATGTTTCACCCCATATGTCCAAAGAAAAGTTTGTAGACGACAATCAGCAGCAGCACAATCACTCCGTAGAACAGGCGTGCGCGTACCTCTGATGACTTCTCCATCTCCGCTAGACGGTACTCCAAGAGAGCTATCCGGCTGTTGAACTCTCGTATCAGTTTGGATAGCTCGCTCATGCCCTCGTCAAACCCCTCATCAAATGACGCGCGCAGAACGTGGGCATCGAAGTTGTTATTTACTACGTTGTGCGTATCGTATTGGGCGTTATCCTTCCCAACAACAACATTCCTATTGCGATCCCCCAATGTCCCTGCGATGTAGTCCTGATTCATCTGCTGCGGCTTTTCCTTTTAACTTTCGCCGGGGTCGGCGGGAGACTAACCAACCCCAACTTGGCAATCGCTGCTACACGATTGTTTACGTTTAGCTTAATAAAGATGTGGTACATGTGCGTGCGTATCGTGCGCTCAGAGAGAATCATCAGTGACGCTATCTCTTTGTACTTCATGCCTAGCTTCACGTACTGCATTACTTCCCATTCGCGCTTGGTCAGTTCCATACATTATCCAATCTAGTAGGGTTCTGGTTGCCATGCCTGCCGCGAAGGAAAGAACCAACAACAACTCACTCATTACACTCGCCAATCAGAATCGACATGTACCACCTATATCGTCCTGGTCCCTCAGCGTAGCCAATCCCGCATTTGTCTTGCTTAACGAACTGCGGAATGAGGCCGAACAAGTGCAGGGCATGGCTCGGGCTAGCGGCCAGGGCATCGTACATCGCCTTCACGTTGGGCGAACCAGCCACAATGCTTTCAATCCCGTTATCCTTACGTCCGTAGTCATCGGGCAGCCGACAACCAGCAGCGCGGGCGTATTCGTTGGGGGTGATACCATTCTTATCCACATGCCCCAAGGGGTCACCGTTGGCTAGTCCTTGCGCTCGTTGCTGTGCGGCGATAGATAGACTGGGGCAGATGGCCAACGCTTTACGTAGCTGCCGCTTATCGCTCCATAGCAAATCAAAGAATTGCTCAGACGGCGAAACAAGTACTTGCTGGTTGACGACTATAGGTAAAAAGACCTTGCCTCGCGCGTCAGACTTGAGCGCAGGGCCATCTCCTAATACTATGGGGCTGTCGGTACGAACAGAATCCATGCGGCACACATTCCTACAAATACAGCAAACACAAGCACATCACGCCAATCCGTAAACAATGTCCGTCCCTACGTAGCGTTTCTTTTTCATGCCCTTAAGTGATACTTGCGTGATGTGAGCAGCGGCGGTTGATTGCGTAATGAGGGTTGGCCCATCAGCGTGTTCGTCATAGGCGGGCAATAGGTAAGCAGTAGTCCCGCGCACGTAAATGTAATCACTCGTCATCGTCATCCTCCGTTACCCATAAAGTCTTAGCGGCCAGGTCAATCAACGTTTGTAGCGGCACCACGCCAATTGTTCCGTCAGTCAGCGTTGGTAAGCAAACTGTAACAATCCCGCTGGGGCAATCCATGCTGGTCGCCCCACAGATAATCCCGAAAGGTGCAGTGCCTCCACCTTTAATGTATTGCGCAATTGCTTTCTCTACCATCGTCTCCCCCAAGGATTAGGATTGCCCATCGGCGGTTGATACCCACTCATCATCTGCGCCGGGTTCTGGCTGTGCATGT